AACATCTTTAAGAGGGTGGGAAACCGTATCGCCATTGGTGGTAGTAATGTTTACCCTAAGTCTATACTCAGTGATCCTGAAAAATACTTCACAGACGAAGTAATGGCTAAGTTGGAAGAAGCAGCAAGAACGGAGTACAGTTATGGCAACTGAAAGGATAGAAGATACTATCCTTCGGAATCTATTATGTAGTGAACAGTATTATCGAAAGGTAATACCACATCTTGATGGTGAATACTTTCAAGATCCAGTAGAGAAAATAATATTTGAAGAGATCTTAGATTTCTCTGGTAAGTATGATAAAGTACCTACCAAAGAAGTTCTTAGAATTAATATTTCTAACAGAAATGATATCACAGAAGAGATTCACAAGCAGTCATCTGTAAAGTTAGATATACTTAATGACGATCACATTGACTTTGATTGGTTGGTTGATTCAACTGAGAAGTGGTGTCAAGATAGAGCAATCTATAATGCACTACTAAAGTCAGTTAATATTGCCGATGGTAATGATGATAAGTTATCTAAAGATGCTATCCCCACCATCTTACAAGAAGCACTAGGTGTTTCATTTGATGAACACATAGGACATGATTATATTGAGTCTGCTGACGATAGATATGAATTCTATCATAGAGAAGAGGAGAAGATACCATTTGACTTAGAGAAGTTTAATTACATCACTAAGGGTGGTCTTCCTAATAAAACTCTCAACATAGCACTAGCAGGTACAGGTGTTGGTAAGTCACTATTCATGTGTCACATGGCTAGTGCTACTTTAATGCAAGGTAAGAATGTTCTTTACCTTACAATGGAGATGTCTGAAGAAAAGATCGCTGAACGTATTGATGCTAATTGTATGAACATTAACATCAAGGATATAGTTGATCTACCACAACTCATGTTCAAATCTAAGATATCTGAGATAGACAAGAAGACCAAAGGTAAGATTGTTATCAAAGAATATCCTACTGCATCTGCACATGCTGGACACTTCAGGGCATTGCTTAGTGAATTGAAGTTGAAAAAATCCTTCATACCTGATATAATATTTGTAGACTACCTTAACATCTGTGCTAGTTCCAGATACAAAGGACACATCGTTAATTCTTATACCTATGTTAAAGCGATTGCAGAAGAGCTTCGGGGTCTTGCTGTCGAAAGTAACCTACCGATTGTTAGTGCTACTCAAACTACTCGTGCTGGTTTTGGGTCTAGTGAGCCTGAGCTTACTGACACTTCAGAATCCTTTGGACTCCCTGCTACTGCTGATCTTATGTTCGCTCTCATTTCTAGCGAGGAACTGGAATCCGAGGGCAGAATAAAGATCAAACAACTTAAGAATAGATACAATGATCCTACTGGATTAAATAAGTCTTTCAAGATAGGTATAGATAGAGCAAAGATGAAGCTATTTGATGTAGCAGATTCTGAATCTAATCTAGAAACACCTGAAGAAGATACTTCTAGTGCATCTTTATATGATGCCTATGATGTTATAAAACAAAACCAAGACCGCCTTAGTAAATTTACTGAATGGAATGTTTAAACACGGAGACATTGTTGAGTTCCAAGGACAAAGAGGGTTCGTTAACTTCTTTGATAAACATAGTCCCTACTTCACATTGTGCGTGAGACAATGGGAAGATCCAGGTAAAATGCATGGCGTAAGTCAATGCAACCTTCTAGTCTATAGACACTATTGGAAGGACGTTAAAATGATAGAACCAGCACCAGTTGCTGATACATATCACTCACAAGAACATCGTTATTCAGATCCACAATGACACAATCAGTTGATTATGATAAGTACCTTCAGTTTGTTGATGGTACAACAAGCAACCCATCTAAGAATACAGATGAGTTCATTAAAAGAATTAAAGACTTAGAATCTAAGGGTGTTGATATCCCTAGACTTCTTACTGCTGCTGTTGGTATCAGTGCAGAAGGTGGAGAGTTTACAGAGATAGTAAAGAAGATTGCCTTTCAGGGTAAAGAACTTACTGAAGATACTAAGACCCATATGGTCAAAGAATTGGGTGATGTATTTTGGTATATTGCCCAAGCATGTAATGCATTAGGATTAGACTTCCAGACTATCGTAGTTACTAACATGATCAAGTTAGCAGCAAGATATCCTGGTGGTGAGTTTGATGTATTTCAATCAGAAAACAGAGCAGAAGGAGACATATAATGCACATCATTACATTAATTGCAATTGTTGTTATAGCATCATCAATAATTGTATTGAAGGTATACAACCCTCATTGATCTAAATATACCTAGACAGTAGGGTTGCAATGGCCAATGTAACGTGGAGAAAACTCGGTCAAGTAAACAACAAGGGTGATATGTATCTCCTTGTTGTTTTTGATGCAATTCATAAACGTAGAGAATTGGAAGTTGAAAGTCACGGTAAGGTTTTACTTACTGCACCTAAGAAAGTTTATGATGATATGGAAGATGTCTTTAATGGTGATCTTCCATATGATTCACCAGATGGACATGATTCATTTAAGTCAAGATATAGTGGTGTTAAAGGAAAAGTTTTAGAAGCACGAAAGATAGGTAAGACAAAGAAGATTGATACAATAGGGTTCACAAAGATTGTAAAGACACAGGAGTTTGGAAGTAATACAGGATCAGGTGCTGGTGCAAAAGCAACAGAGATGTTTGAAAGTGCTGCTTGTTGGATGACTGCACTTGCTTATAAACATAAAGGTTTACCAGTTGGTTACGTTTTAAAAGAGTCAGACTTTGATGCAGTTAAATCTCATGTAGATACAACTGCAACACAAAAGGAATGTTTTATGTTTCTGAATAACAATTCAGATTGGATGACCTCTACTATTAAAACTGCTAACAAATTATATGATACACAAGAGTTTAAGAATACTAATTTCCATTTCTATAGAGGCAAATCTGTCGTTGATACAGTAGAAGAACATTTCAAAGTGGTCAATAAGAATGAAGAGAGACCATTTTCAAATGTTAACAAGTGGACTCCAGCAGATATTTACATGTGTGATTGTAACTTCGATACCACATCTATCACAGACACTGTAAATTTTGCTGATCTAAATCTACAGATGATGAAGTTGATTAAAGAGAAGAAGTTAATTGGTGTGTCTTTGAAAGGTCTTGGTTCTGGTGAAGCAAATATATCTAAGAAGAATTTTATAGGTGGACCCAAAAAACAAGAGAGAACATTCTCAGGTATGAGAGCTAAGAGTCTCTTTGGTTCTATGGATGTATATTTTACAGCATCACCTGGTAATATAGAAGTACAGTTTCGTGCTACTGATACTGCTGGTAAAACATGGCAAGGTGAAGTCATGGGTGAATCGGCAAAGCATGGTAAGATAGGTGGTGGTGTATTAGATAATGTTTTAAAGAAAGTATTGGGTGATAACAATGGATTGTTTAAGAAGACAGGTTACACAAAGACATCAGCAATTGCTTCAGCAGCAAACAACTTAGATGATGAGATATTAAAGTTAGCTGTAGCAAATAAAGATATGTTTGCTGATGATGAAGATATAAAACTAAATGATATAACTGGTATGCCTAAGAAGTGGAAGTTTGCAAAGTATATGGGTTTAGTTCTTGCTGATATTATGAGAACTTCTAGTAAAAAAGAGCAAGATGATATTGCTACGAAGTTATATCTTTATGCTACATCAGAGTCTGATGAGTCTGCACCATATATTAAAGTTTCCTAATGGCTAACATAGCACAGTTAAAACATTTAGAACATCTAGAAGATGAGATGCTCAACTATGGAGTTGATGGATGTAAGGCAGCTGTTGGTTTCTTACAGGAACTTAGGAAGATGCTTGGATGTGATAACAGTACAGGTTTCATGCAAACAAAATGGGATGGAGCACCTTCTATTATATGTGGTAAGGATCCTGCCAATGGACATTTCTTTGTTGGAACCAAGTCAGTATTTAACAAAGAGAATCCAAAGATATGTTATGGTGCTGATCAGATTGATGAATGGTATAGTAGTCAAGCTAATCTAGCTGCTGGTTTGAAACTTGCTTTAGAACATTTCTCACAGTTAGGTATTGATGGTGTGATACAAGGTGACTTTTTATTCACTGCTGCTACTAGGAAGACAGAGACTATACATGGTGAAAGATTGTACACCTTCACACCAAACACTATCACGTATGGTATACCTGTTGATCACCCTCTAGGTAAAGATGTTGGAGCAGCAAAAGTTGGAGTAGTTTTTCATACTCACTATGTTGGTGAGAAAGAGGGGTGGGATATTTCAAACATGACTGCACGTGCAGGTGCTAAAGTTAAATCTAGTAAGGATGTTGTTTGTATACAGAACGATACTCCTATGGATAGAGTAGGTTTGAATCATGCAGAGGAAGTTAAATTTGATAGTATGGTTTCTTGTATAGACAGAGACTGTAAGAAGTGTGGTGATTTCTTAGATGAATTGACTCAACTGTCTGGTACTACTGGTGATGCTAAGTGGCATGTATCTTCATACCTCAAACAATTTTTTAATGATCAGATTAAAAAGCAAAAGACTATATCAAATCCAACTCAAGCACTTGAGGATTTGACTAACTTCTATCATAGTAAAGTCAAACCAATGGCTGATAAGTTAAAGACACCTGCTGCACAGGTACAGAAAAAGACTTTGATCTATGATAGTGAGAACTATCTTATGAACAATGCTGAGAAGTTCAAAGCAATGTTGCATCTCTACAAGGAGATACAGGAGATCAAACAATTTGTTATTGATAAACTAGATCACCTTGAAACTTTCAAGACTTATGTCCAAACAGACCAAGGATATAAGGTGACTACTCCTGAAGGTTATGTTCTACATAAGGATGGAGACATGATTAAGTTTGTGAACCGTCTTGAGTTCTCCTACAATAACTTTACTGTTGCAAAGAAATGGCGTTAGAAACCAAACGATGCTACTTCACATTTGGTAGGTTTCAACCACCCACCACAGGACACAAAGATAACTTTGCTGGTGTAAAGCGT